CGTGGCCTCCCTGTGCGCATGTCTGTCGCGGCACAAGGTGACGCAAAGGGCGGGCGGCGGCAAGGGGCCGCGCCCGCACCGGGATCACAACGCGCGGATCGCGAAACGCCCCGGCCCGAACAGCGCCGAGACCTGCGCCACCTCGATCCGCTTGCCTGCGTCGGGGCCGTCGGCGGCGCGCGCGGCTGCCGGGTAGGTCCAGTCCGGCGTGGCAACGTCCACCTCGCGCAGCACCTGCGCGCCGCGCCGGACGCGCACCAGATAGCGCTCGCTTTCCTCAGCAAGCGGCACATCGGGCGTGTCCCAGCGGTCGCCGCCGATCCGCGTGCGCCGCACCCAGGACACCCGCAGATCGCCCGCCGCCTGCGCCACACGCAGATGCACCGGCGCAAGGGGGCGCAACCCGATCCCGTCAAAGGCCAGCACCGCATGGCCGAAACTCGGATCGTCCACCGGACGCCCGCCCGGTCCGATGCGGTAATGGCGCGCCTGCCCGCGCTGCGCCTCTGACAGCCCGATCTGCTGCGGCACCCCGTCGAGCCGCACGAGGATCGAACCGGGCGGCCAAGTGCCTGCCCCTTCGGTGCCCAACTGCCCGCGCAGCCGGTGACGCAGGATCCAGGTCTCGGGGGCCACCAGTTCGGCATCGCGGAACTGGAAAAGCTCCCAGCCATCCGGCGTGCCGTCACCGATCGCGCAGAGATTGGCCCCGTTGAGCAGGGCCAGATCGCTGACGCTTTCCAACCCCCCGTGGCGCATCCGCACGAAAAGACCGTCGCCCCGGTCAACCCTGCCCGGATAGGCCGGGAACAGCGGCGTCTCGGTCAACCCCACCGTCGCCTGCGCGGCGACCAGCGTATCGAGCGCGTAATTCGCATCCTCGTCCGAGGCATAAAGCGCCGCCGTGCCCGGCCAGGGATCGGCGATCACCGCCAGATGCGGCGCGTGCGGCACTTCCTCGCCGCTCATTAGCGGCAGATCGAGGAAAAGCGGCGTGACCGGCCCCGGTGCGGTGAACGGGCGCAACCGCGCGGGCGCGTCCTCGACCAGAATGGGGCGAAAGCTTTCGGGGTCGGTGCGCGTGGCCTCCACCCGCTGCGCGCCCGCCATCTGCTCCACCCGGTCGATGCGGAAGCGCCCGCCGCCCGCGCCTTGGGGCAGTTGCAGCACATCGCCCGCGCCAATGAGCAGCTTCGAGGGCGGCAGCGTCAGCCGCAGCGTATCGACCGAAAGCCGCGCCTCCGACAGCCACCGCTCCACCACCTGCCGCCCCTCCGCGCGCGTCAGCGCCAGCGGCATTTCCGAGGTGGCCACGGCATGCGTGGCCTCGTCGGGCAGGATCGCCTCCTCGGATACCGCATCAAAATCGGCATCCGCCTCGACGAAGCGCAGCCGCACCCGCCCCGCCAGTTCCAGGTCAGAGCCGCGCGTCTCTTCCAGCGCGCCGCCCAGTTCCGCATCGCGCACCACCCGGTCGAGATCGACCAGATGATCGGCGCGCCCGTCGCGGCGCCGAAACGCCAGCACGCCGCCCCGCTCCACCGCATCCACACCATACGCCATCAGCACGGGTTGCAACGCGGCGCGGGCGCTGCCCACCTGATCGACCAGATAGCCGCGCAAAAACCCCTCCGCCCGCGCCAGATCGAGCGCCGCAACACCTGCGCGCCCGCCAATCTCGCCGATCACCTCACCCAGCCTGCGCCCGCTCACGCGTCCGGTGATCCAGTGCCCGCGCGCATAGTTCGCGCCATCCGACCACCGACCGGTATTGCCCGGAAACCACGGGAACGGCCGCGCGTCCCAGGCCCAGACATAGGCGTGATCCATGTCGATCATCGGCGCGTCGTAGATTTCCGACACCGGGTTGCGCGCGCTGTCGGACCAATAGCCCGTCACCGCGCGCAAATACTGCATCTGGATCAGATCGTCCCGCTGCCCGGTGGAAAAGCGCGGCAGGCTCGATTCGGACGACTTGGGATCGAGGAACTTGTTGGGCTCATTGGTGCCCTTGTCCACCGCCGCGCAGCCATATTCGGTAAAGCGGATGGATTTCGATTGCGGCTCCCACGCGGTCGGCTCGGCACTTCGCACGCCCCCAACCCGCTCGTGATGGGTATTGGCCCACCAATTGCGCAGGTCCTTGAAACGCCAGACCCATGGCTCACCATGCTCACCATCGGTGATCGGTTCGCGCCGCTGCGCCGCGCGCGCCTCCTCGCTGGGATAGAACCAGTCAAACCCCTCGCCGCCCTCGATATTGGATTGCAGGTAATCGAGATCATGAATCGAGGGCCAGTCGCGCGCGTCGAGATGCTCATATCCCTCGCGCCAATCCGACAGCGGCATGTAATTGTCGATGCCGATGAAGTCGATATTCGCGTCCGCCCAGAGCGGATCGAGGTGAAAGAAGCGGTCGCCACCCCCCGGCTGATAGCCGAAATATTCGGTCCAGTCGGCGGCATAGGTGATCTTCACCTCCGACCCGAGCAACTCGCGCACCTCGGCGGTCAGCGCGATGAGCTGCGCCACCGCCGGAAAGCTGTCGCCCGCCCCCCTGACTTGCGTCAGGCTGCGCATTTCCGAGCCGATGGCAAAACTCTCCACGCCCCCCGCCGCCGCACAGAGCGCCGCCTGATGCAGAATGAACCGCCGGTAGGACCATTCCTCGGGGCCGGCATAGGCCACCGGGCTGCGCTTCACCGCGCCGCCAAAGCTCAAGAGGTCGAGCGCGCCGGTCCCCGGCTCCTCCAGCGGCACCGCCGCAACCGGCGTCACGATGAAATCCGCCGCCCGCGCCGTGCCGAAGAAGGCCGCAACCTCGGCCTCGGCCTCTGCCGTGCCATCGGGCGAACCGGGCTGTCCCGGTGCCTTCGAGGTGGTGATGCGCCCCCGCCAGGGCAGCACCGGCTGATCGGGTGCCGCGCTCCATGGATCGGGCAGGCCATTGCCCGCCATCTGCTCCATCAGGATGAACGGATAATAAAGCACGTCCTGGCCGGCGGCTTTCAGCGACAGGATCGCCTCCACCACCGCCTGATCGGCGGGCGTGCCGCCATAGACTTCGCGCCCCTCGGCGTCCTTCGGCACCTCGCCCGCGCCCGCGCGCGTCAGGCTTGACACCGTCCAAGGCATGTTGCGCGCGTCAAACGTCTTTTTCTCCACCCGAGGCCGGATTTGACAGTTCCCGCAGCGCAGATCGTCGCCGAACCAGCTCACGATGAGCGAGGTGGCGCGCACCTGCGGCAACTCCTCGCGCAGCGCCTCCAATGCCACGACGAAATCGGGCCGTTCCTGCACCGAATTGACATTGGCCGGGCCCGACGCGCCAAAGCCGAAATCCATCATCACCGGTGTCGTGGCCAGCGCATACTCCCCCGTTCCAGGCAGCATCGCCACGCCGCGCAGCGCGCGCACCGGATCAAGCGCCGCGCCCTCGTCGCCGGCCTGAGACGGGCGGCACACCTCAAAACTGAACTGCGGCACCCGCGTGCCGAATTGCGACAGGTCCAGATCCTCGATCACCACATAGGCCGTGCCGCGATAGGCAGGCACGCGGCCCGCCCCCTCGACCGCCTCGATCACCGGATCGGGCAACTGGTCGCGCGTGCCGGGATAGACCCGCATGTTGAGGCTTGCGGGCGCAATCTCGGTGCCATCGGCCCAGATGCGCGCGACACGGCTGATCTCGCCCTCGCAAAGCGCCAGCGCCAGGCTCACCGAATAGCTGATCTCGCGCGTGTCGGGCGTGGCAGGTTTGGGGGTCCCCTTGCCGCCCCCGCGCCCGCGCGTCACGGTGACAGTCTCGCGGAACTCGGTGGCCCAGATCACTTGTCCGCCAACGCGCATCCGCCCGAAGACCTGCGGGATCGCATCGCCCTCGCCCGCGCCCGTCAGGCGCAGGCGGCTCACGCGACCCGTCTCCACCACGCCCGAGCCCTGCCCCAAGAGCCGCTGGTCGATGGACCGCCCCACCAGCGCGCCCGCAAACCGCCCGAGCGCGACCGACGAAAGGCCCAGCACCGAGCCGCCGACCGCGCCGCCAATCGCCGCGCCCGCCGCCGACAGAAGTATCGTTGCCATGGTCTATCTCTCCTCAGGAAAGGCAAAGCGCCCGACGATGCGCCGCCGCCAGGGCAGGCTCAGCGCGCTTTCGACCACGCCATGCCCCGAATAGGCGTGAATAAACGTGACCCGCGCACCCGTTTCGGCGGCAATGCCCAGATGCTTGGCCACCGCCCCTTCGCGCATCCGGAACAGGATCACGTCGCCGGGGGCCTCCTCCTCCAGCGGCCTGGGGTGCAGATGCCGCAATGCCGCCGCCCAGAGCGCCTCCTCGCGCGCAGGCTCGGCCCAGTCCATCGAATAGGCGGGCGGGCGCTCGGGCTCGGCCCCCATCACCTCGCGCCAGACACCGCGCACCAGCCCCAGGCAATCGCAGCCCGCCCCCCGGCACGCCGCCTGATGCCGGTAGGGCGTGCCAAGCCAGCCGCGCGCGGCGGCCACGATCCGCGCGGCCCTCATCGCCGCCGGCTCCCGCCGTCAAGACGCGGCGATTTGGTCGGATCGGTGATCACCCAGTCATCGCCGGGAATATCGGGGAAGCCCTGGAAATTCAGCAGGTTGTCGAATTTGAACAGGCAGGTCTCCATCGCCTTGTCGCAGCCCGCCTCGATGCGCAGCGCGTCGCCCATGGCCACCGGGGCCCCCAACGGATGCCACAGCTCGATCACCCGTCCCGCCCCCTCCATACGGTCGCGTTTGATCAGACCCGACAGGCCCGCCGCCGCCCCCGATTGCACCCGGATCAAGCCATGGCGGAACCAGTCCTCGGCAAATCCGCCCATCTGCGCGAAGCGAAACACCCGGTTTTCGTCAACCGCCTCGGCAGGTCGCTCGGCAACATACCCCGGCGTATCCAGATCGAATGTGCAGTCGCGATCCCCCAGGATGGCGCTGCACCGCTTCTGATAGACCCGCCCCAAGGGCACGTTGAGCGCATCCGTGAGGCCGCGCAATTCCGCCTCGAACGCACCGCCCGCGCGGCGGATATCGCCCAGGGTGCCCGCGAAAATCTCCAGCCGCTCGGCCACGTCCTGCCAGTTCACCACCCAGGCGCGCAGCCCCGCGCCGTCATAGCGCCCGGCCTCGATTTCCGCTTCGGTAATGCCCTCGTCCGAGAGCGCGCCAAACGCCTCCGTATTGTTGACCGCCAGCCCGGTGCTCTCTTCCACCGCGCGCGCGCTCATCCCCGTGCCGGGGCGAAAGGCGATGCCGTCAAAGCTCAGCACCCGGTCGTGATCGGTAAACCCCATCACCCGCCCGTCGCGGCGCGTCAGCGCCCAGCAGCGGCACACCGTGGTGATCCCGCGCCCCAGATGCGCGGCAAAAGCCTCGGCACCGCTCATAGCCGGACCTCCACCACCGGTACATTGGGCACCTCGCCCGCCTGAAACGATGCAAGGCTCACCTGGATGCGGTCGGTATCGAACCGCACCGGCACGTCGAATTCATATCCGGCGGTGACCGGCACGCCCCTGTTGGGCGGCTCGGCAAAGGTCACGATCCCGGTGGTCTCGTCCACCTCGTAATGCACGCCCTCGCGCATCTCGACATCGCCCAGCCCCATGCGCACGCTGCCGCGCACGGGCTTCACGATGGGCCGCACCGCCACCTGCACGCCCGAGCGATAGGTCTTGACCAGTTGGAACGCGCGCGTTTCATCGTCGCCCACCCCGATGCGCTGATCGTCAAAGGCGGGCGCGGCCCCGGCGCGGCTCGATTTGAAATCGCTCCAGTCCTTCCAGCGGAACCCGTAAAGCTGCCCCTGCCGCGCCTCGAAAAACGCAATGAGCGCCTCGATATCCTCAAGGCTGCGCAGCGCCACGCCCGCGTCATAGCGCCTGCGCGCCTGCGCCCAAGGTGAATTGCGCTCCTCATGCCCGCTGGCCAGCGTGACGATCTCGGTCAGCCGCTCAGGCCCACCGATCGAGCCAAAGCTCAGGTTGGCCGGAAACCGTATCTCGTGAAATCCCATGTTTCCCTCCGCTTACCGATTGCGCGCGCCGCGCCCGATGACGCGGCCAAGCTGCGCCGCGATCTGACCCTGGCTGCGGCGGAACCCCTCCACATCGGGTGTCGTGACATTCATCACCACGCTGACCGCGCCGCCGCCCTGCGCGCGCACCCCGAGCCGCCCGTCCGCGCCGCGCGAGAGGGGCAGGATCGCCTCCGGCCCCGCCTCGCCCATCAGCCCGGTGCGCCCGCCGCGCATCGGAAACGTGACCGGCCCGCTCACCACGCCGCCATTGGCAAAGGGCATGACCCGGCCTTGGGTGAACCCGCCGCCCTTGGCGAAGGGCAAGAGCCCGCCCAGAAGCGCGCCAACACCCTGCGAGACGAGCCCCCCCACCTGATCGGTGACCGGGCGCACCGCGTCGTTGAAGGCGGTATTGACCAGCGTCGTGGCCAACCGCCGCAGGCTTTCGCTCAGGCTGTCGCCCTCCACCACGGCTCCGCGCAGCGCGCCGCGCAATCCCCGGCTCAGCCCACGCTCAAGGCTCTGCGCATCCTGACCGGCAGCGGCAAAGCCACCGCGCACCCGCCCCAATTCCCCGGCAAAGGTCGCCGCCATCGCCCCTGCCTGCCCCATCGCGGCATCAAGCGCCGCGATCTGCGCCTCCAGCTCCTCCGTGCGCTCGATCTCATCCATCGCCCAAATCTCCTGTCTCGTCGGGGAAGGCCGCCAACAGCGCCTCCAGTCCCGCCCGCGCCATCGGTTGCCCCGCGCGCCCCTCGCCCAGCATCAGCCGCAATTCCACCGGTGTCAGCGCCCAGAACTCCGCCGGGCGCAGCCCCAGCCCCTGCACGCCCGCCCGCATGAGCGCGGGCCAGTCAAAGCGCGCGCTCATGCGCCCCCCTCGGGCAAGGCAAAGGCCCGCGCCAGAAGCTGCGCCGCCGCGCGCGCCGCCGCCAGCGGCCCGCCTTCGATCTCGGCACTGAGCAACTCCGCCGCCGATCCGCGCCAGCCACCGCCGCGCAAGCCCGCGACGATCACCGCCAGCACATCGCGCGTGGAAAACGCGCCGCCCTCGAAGCGGGCAACCAGATCGACCAGCGATCCCGCCGCCAGCGCCGCCTCCAGCTCTGCCAGCGCCCCGAGCGTGAGCCGCATCACGCGGGCCTCGCCATCCAGCACCAGCGCCACCTCGCCTGCCCAGGGGTTCGCCATCGCGCTCACAGCACCGTGAAGGTCAACTGCCCCGCCGACGCGAGCGCCACCTCATAGGTCGCCTCGCCGTCATGGGTGCCGCCATACTCGATCGAGGTCACCTGAAACGGCCCCTCGATGGTGCCGAAATCGGGGATGATCACCTGAAAATCCGGCATCTCCCCGTCAAAGAAGATCTGCCGCATCCGCGCATCGCTCGCGGCATCGCGGAAGATCCCCGAGCCGCTGAGCCCCGCCGATTTCACGCCCGCGCCCGCCAGCAATTCGCGCCAGCCCCCCGCCGATTCAAGGCTCGTGACATCCACGCTCTCGGCGTTGAAGCTGACGCGCGTTGCGCGCAGCCCCGCCACGGTCTGGAAATTGCCGCTGCCGGTGAGATCGACCTTGATGAGAAGGTCCTTGCCATTCTGAACTGCCAT